ATATAATCCAAAAAAAGAAAAAACAGAACCTAATAAAGGAACAGCTGGATCTGGTAATCGTTTAGATAGAGTAAATCCATATGAATTTAGAAAAGGTATGGACTTTGAATTAGCTGAAATGGGAGTTGCAAGATTAAGAGAAGCTTCAATGGATGAAAGAGAAAATGCTACAGAAAAAGTCCTTAAAAACTTAGAAGAACATGGAGGATATTATTCAGCATTAATTCAATTTACAGCAGGAATGGATCATGCTAAACCTATCACAGAAACATCATTTAAAGAATATTTAAAAAATTATACAACAGAAAGAGGAGATGGAATGACGGAAGTTGAAACTAAATTAAAAGACGATAAAATGGCAGAACCTAAATATAATAAAAAAGACTACACAGTTCCATTCAAAGGATCTACTGAAACATTAAAAGAAGCAATTAAAAAAGAAGTAGTAAGACTTTTAAAAGAAGATGAAGAATCAAAAGATCATAAATCAGCTGAAAAAGGAGCTAAAGGAAAAAAAGGTATTGAAAAAAAGATAGCAAAAGTAGAAGAAAAGAAAAAAGCTATAAATAAAAAAAGAAAAGAAGCTTTTGCAAAATATTCAAATAGTCCTAAAAAACAAAAAGATGTTGAAAGATTCAAAAAAGTAGTTAAACCTTTAGAAGCTGAAGTTAAAACTCTTGATAAAGATTTAGAAATACTAAATAACGAACTTATAGGTATAGCAACTGAAGCAAAATTACAAAGAAGAGAAATAGCTAAAAAAATGATGGGTAAAGATGTTCATTTAGAAATCTTAGAAATAATCAAAGAAGCAGGAGTATCTTTAAAAGAAGGAGCTGAAGGAGTTAAAATGTATTACGAAATAGCAAAAATAGCATACCAAGAGGGTATGATGGCAGCAAACAGAAACAACGACTAAAACCAATTATAACTTATTTAAATATTAAAAAAAATGACATTAAAAGAATTACAAAAGATGATCAAAGAAGAATTTGACACTTTTAACGCTATGCAGCAGGAAGCTGCAGACGATGTAGATGTGGATGTAGATACAGACGCAGGAGACATGGATACAGCAGATGCTGGAATGGACCCCGAAGCAACACTTAAAGGTATTTATGATCAATTAAAAAATTATTTCGAAGGAGGTGGAGAAGACATGGGTGACATGGGTGATATGGATGATGATTTAGCAGATGAAGAACCTGCAGACGAAGATCTAGAAGAAAAGAAAGGAGAAGATTTAGAAGAAAAGAAAGAAGAGGATTTAGATGAAGCACCAAAAGATGATGAAGATACAATGGAAGAAGCTGCAGCACAAGGATTTGGAGATACAGGAAATAAAAAAACATCAGGAGCTAATGCAGGGTATACACCAGCTAAAAAAACAAAAGGCGATGGTAAACTTCACGAAGGAAAATCTCCTCTTCAAGAACGTTTTCAAAAATTAGCTAATATTATAAAATAACATGACTCTTAATGAGTTATTATTGGAATGGTCTTATAGGTCAGAAAAGGGGTATCCAAACGTGGATAGCCCTTCTGATATCTCTATTTTAAAACAAATTCTTAAAGAATTAAATTTACCGGTTGATGAAATAATATCTAATTTAGAAGAAGCAGCAACTACAATGACTGAAGAACTTCATGAAATATTTGTAGCTATATTTGTAGCTGGTCATGTTCCCTTAAGTTTAGAAAATTTTAATAAAATACCTCCAGAAAAATGGGATTTAGATTCTCTTGATTTATTAAAAGATCCAAAAAAACATGTATTAGCAATAAAAAAATGGAAAAATCAACCTGAAAAATGGGAGAAAAAAGCATTTGAATTATACACAGATGCTGAATCATTAGCTAAAGCAATAAACCAAAAACTTGGATATCCTGAAGGATTAAATTTTGTAAGTAGAGTTTTTCCTGAAAGTACAAAACCAAAAGGAGATATATATACTAGTCAAAATAAAAAAGGTTTTAAAGATGAAGTCCAAATTTCTTTAAAATATAAGAAAGGACAATTTAATAGTTTAAGTGCTTCTGAATTAGTAGGAAGTCTTTATGATGTACCTACAGATGTTTTATTAAGGAAAGGAACAGGTCTTTTAGGACAAATATATGAAAAAGATCAAAAATATAGTGATAAAATAGATAGAGGAGTACAAGAATATTTAAAGTTTATAATAAATAATTATAAAGATATTGATCCAGAAATAAGAGAAAAAAATAATATAGATAAATTAGATGATTTTGATAAAAATTTATTAGATAATATAACATGGACTCAATGGAGATCTATGAAAGAATGGCATAAATCTTTTCAAAAAGCTTATTCATCTCCCCCATTAACAAAAAGAAAATCTGTAGTTTTAGATTCTAAAAAAGTTGCTATTAATAGTACAATAGAAGAATTTTTAGAAGATAATGGAAATAAAGACAATAGAACACAAGAACAAATAAGAAAAGTACTAACCTATGTATTAGGAGCAGACCCTGAAAATAGTTATTTTTATGCAGCCGATGGAGGTAAAAAAATGACTTGGATTCCATCACAAGAAAGACTTAAAAGAACTGAATTTATATTAGATGAAACTATTGTAGACACAGGAGCATCATATAATGTAACTGTTGCAGTAAAAGAAAAAAAATCAAAATTAACATTATTTGAATTTGATTTGATACTTAGATTTTCAAGCAATGGAGGACAATATACTGGTGATTTAGCTCAAAAAGGAGTTAAATTTGATTTTGAAGAATACATAGATGACTTTAATAGAGTATTTTATACAGATCCTAGTTAAAAAATTTGGTTTTCTAAAATAAAGGTCATATATACTCATTATAAAATAAAAATAATATGAAATACGCACGACAAGTACAAGCAAATCTAGAAAGATTAGATCAATCTTTATTAGCACTTAATAAAATGATAAGAGCAGGCAAACAACAAGAAGCTTTAGAATTCATGGAAAATGGACCTCTTAAAGATGCATACGAAGATCTACAAAATATAATAACAGTAGCAGGAGGAGAAGGATCAAGCGGCTTAGGAGCTAGAGGTACATCTCAAACAGGTACATTTTAATAAAAAATAGGTTATGTTATCAGCAGAAAAAATCCAATCAAATTGGGAACGTTATCTTAATGAGATTAAAACAAATATATCAAAAGAACGAACAGATATATTAATTCCATTTTTAAAAAAATTTGAAGAACGAATGATGATGATGCCCGCCGCAGCTAAAAACTGGCACCATTCAGCATTTGCAGGTGGTTATGTTGACCATGTATTACGTGTGTATGATTGCGCAAATGAATTGTATAAAACGTGGAAAAAAATGGGAGGAGATATATCTACATATACAATTGAAGAAATGCATTTTGTCGCTTTATTCCATGATTTAGGTAAGATGGGACAACAAGAAGGTGAATATTATCAACCAAATGATTCCCAATGGCATATAGATAAATTAGGTCAAGTTTACAAATTTAACACTGATATCCCTGCTATGAAAATACCAGAACGATCTTTATTTTTATTGCAACAAATAGGGTGTATAGTATCTCAAAATGAATATATAGGAATTAAAATTCATGATGGTTTATATGATGAAAGTAATAAATTTTATTTTATGTCAGGTATGAAAGAGACTAAATTAAGATCACATTTACCTTTACTTATGCATCAAGCTGATCATATGGCTGCTCAGATTGAATTTGAAATATGGAATAATGCAACAGATGCTGTTCCAAAACAACAAAAACCTAAAAATGGTTCTAAGGGGGATAAAACAATAAGAAATGCTAAAAAAATAAATACTAAAAATAATCCGAATTTATCTAACGCTACTTTAGATGTTATAGATTCGTTTTTTAAAGATTAAAATTATGGGGTGGACAATATCAACAATAATACTTATTATACTTGTAACTATAATGGGTATTGCTATGAGAAATTTACTATTAAAAAATGAAAGATTAGAAGATTTTATTTCTAAACAAAGTGAAGCTATCCAAGCTTGTAATCAAAGATTAAAACAAATAGACGATAAAGGAATATTCTATGCTGATGATCAAATTGGCTTTTTCTTTAAAGAAGTACAAAAAATACAAGAAGCATTAAACGAATTTTTATTAAAATAAACATATGATATCTAATAGAATTCCCCAACCCCCTAAAGAAACTTTTGATTCTATACCTCAACCTAAAAAAAGAGGAAGAAAAAGAACAAAAAAAAGATATTTCACAGAAGATACTGATCTTGCAATTAAAGAATATTTAGCTTCTACTAATCAAGCAGAAAGAGATTATATATTTAAAACACGAATATATTATGCCTTTTATAAACTTGCTGAAAACTTAATACATACTTTTAAATTTTACTATACAGAAGTAGACAATTTAGAAGATTTAAAACATGAAGTAATTTGTTTTCTTTTAGAAAAATTAGACTATTTTAAACCAGATAAAGGTTCAAAAGCCTTTTCATATTTTTCTATAGTAGGTAAAAATTATCTTATCCTTTATAATAACAACAATTATAAAAAAAAGAAAATAACAACAGATGTTATGGCAGCGGATGAAGATAATGGTGTACTACATCAACTAGGAAGAGACCAACGAAAAAAAGAGATAAAGGAATTTATAGACTACTATACAGAATATATTGATAAACATATGTTTACTTTATTTAAAAAAGATAAAGATAAAAAAGTATGTGATGCTATTAATACTCTTTTTAAGCGTAGAGAAAATTTAGAAATTTTTAATAAAAAGGCTCTTTACATCTATATTCGTGAAATGACAGATGTAGATACCCCTGTAATTACAAAAGTAACAAAAATATTAAAAAAACTTTACAAAAAACTACATCAAGAATATATTAAAACAGGATACGTAAGAATTTAAATTCTTCCATATTTATTATAAAATATAATTATGGACCCACTAAATCAAATAATATTTGACGATAAATCGTTCTCTGATTTATTAAAAGAAATTCATAAAAATCAATCAAAAAAATCAAAACAATTAGCTAGTTTAATAGCTGAATTAAGACCTCTTATTACCTCTTTAGGAGATGCTACTGTAGTAGTACCTTTAATTAAAGAATACATGGAAATTAGTGTTAAAAATGATGACCAATTAATAAAAATGGCTGCTATAGTACAACGCTTATCTACAGGAACATCAAATACAGGTGATGGGGGTATGTTAACAGAAGAAGAAATGGAACAACTTCAATCAGTAGCTGAAGAAATATCTAAAACAGTAGAAGAACCAAAACAATTAAATAAACCAAAAGAAGATGGGATTTCTTAATATTTTTGATAAAGTAAGAACAGCACGTTCTTTAACTAAAAAGTCTAAAAGAAAATTAGTACCTGTTAGGGTTATTGATATTATATTAGATCAAAACCATCCTGCATTTGCAGCATATGGAGGTCCAGATGCTATAGGTACTATATTTTTTTCAAAAATATCTGAAGAAACAGCTTTAGAAAAATCCACAAATGCTCCTGCTGCAAAACCTTTATTTTCATTTATTAAAAATTATCCTTTAAAAAATGAAGTAGTTTTAATCTTATCTACTATAGATAGTGGAATTTATGATTCTAAAGGAGAAACATCATATTATTTTCCTAATATTAACATATGGAATCACCCTCACCATAATGCTCTTCCTTCTATAAAAGAATTAGAACTAGAAGACGTAAAAACAGACTATGATATAGATACTCAAAGTGGAATAGTATCAAGAGAAGTAACAGACGAAGGAACAGACATAAATTTAGGGCGATATTTTAATGAAAATATTAAAACAAAACCTTTATTACCTTATGAAGGAGATACAATTTTTGAAGGAAGGTTTGGAAATTCAATTCGTTTAGGATCTACTAATTTTAGTGATGAAATAAGTATAAAAAATCCTTGGAGCTTATCTAATACAAATGAAACAGGAGACCCTATAATAATAATACGTAATGGACAAGATATTGAAGAAGATGATAGAGGATGGATACATACGATAGAAAATGTAAATAGAGACCCTTCATCTATTTATTTAACTTCTAATCAACAAATATCTAATTTTAGAGTAGCAGGTGTAAGTAAAGCTTCATATGAAGCCCAAGAAGAAGAACCTGACGTTTTTGACCCAATTCAATTTGAAGGGTTAAAAAGAGAAAAAGGAGTAACTACATTACAACCAATAGAAATAACAGAATTACCTAAAGGAGAAGAACCTGTATTAGTAGCTCCAACAGATTTATCAACAATATCTCAACAACAATCTACTCCATTAGATGATGTAAAAGATGAAGATTCTGATTACTATGATAAAAACGAAACAGAAGAAGAACAGGGAGATTCAGTAAATGCTTTAGGGGATGATACTAATAATTTAGATCTAGATGAACTAGTAGGTTAAATAAAAAATTATGGCAAAATATCCC